TCTTTATATCGAGGTGGCACTTATACTTTCGATCAATCAGATAGTTCTAATTCTGGACACCCATTAAGATTATCAAGCACATCAAATGGAACTCATGGTGGTGGCTCGGAATATACAACAGGAGTAACAACCACAGGAACTGCTGGGTCTTCTGGTGCTAAAACTGTAATTACAGTTGCGGAAGATGCACCAACTTTATACTACTATTGCACCAATCACTCTGGTATGGGTGGCACTGCAAATATATCTGGTGTTTCTAATATTAGCTTTACATCAGGGATTGATAGTACATATAAGGAATATGTTTTTATGTTCAATAACATTCATGCAAGTACAAATGACACAGATTTAACATTTCAAGGAAGCACAGATGGTGGTAGTAATTACAATATAACTATGACTACAACATTTTTTCAAGCATTTCATGATGAAGCTGATACATTTACAGGACTTTCATACAATACAAGTTTTGATCAAGCACAGGGAACAGGATTTCAATTATTTTCACATTCTTTAGGAACTGACAATGACCAAAGTTCTTCAGGACAATTAAATTTGTTCAATCCAAGTTCTACAACATTTGTAAAACATTTTACAAGTAGAATGCACGTTTATCATGCAAGTGATTCTAATAATGATATGTTCACTGCTGGGTATTTTAACACTACATCATCAATAAATGCAGTGCAATTTAAAATGACAAGTGGAAACATAGATAGCGGAGAAATCTTGCTATATGGAGTTAATTAAATTATAAAGGAGTTATTATGCCAAGATATAAATTAGTAAATGGAGAAACAATCCAATTAACTGCTGAAGAAGAAGCACAAAGAGATGCTGAAGAACAAGCATGGAACAATGGTGCTTTTGATAGAGCAATCGCAGATGTAAGACTAAAAAGAAATAGATTACTACAAGATAGTGATTGGGAAGTAATCATGGCAAAAGAAAAAGGAACAACATTATCTGCTGGATTTAAAACATATAGACAAAATCTAAGAGACATCACAGAGGGAGTATCTACTATTGAAGATGTCAATAACATTACATGGCCAACTAAACCATAAGGAGTTTAGATGCAATTATCAAAACATTTTACTTTATCTGAGATGGAAAAATCTCAAACAGCAGTTAGAAAAGGTATCTCTAACAAAGCTGGTAGTGGCGAAATAAAAAACTTAACTGATTTATGTTATGAAGTATTAGAGCCTGTCAGAATAAAATTTGATAAGCCTGTCATAATAACATCTGGTTATCGTTCTCCTGAGTTATGTGAAGCAATAGGAAGTAAAGCAACATCACAACACGCAAAAGGTCAAGCAGTAGATTTCGAGATAGCTGGTATATCTAATTTGCAAGTAGCTTTATGGATTCAAAATAACTGTGACTTTGATCAATTAATTTTAGAGTTTTGGAAAGAAGAAGACAAAGACCCTAATAGTGGTTGGGTACATTGCTCTTATGTTGATGGAAGTAATAGAAAACAAGTATTAACATTTGATGGAAAAACATATACAAATGGATTACCAGAAGCTAAATGGTCAGCTGGTAAATTTGCAAACTAAGGAGAAGTTATGCTAACTAAAAAACAAAAGAAACTACCAATGGCTTTACAAAAAGCTATTATGAAGAAACAAAAGAAAAAAAAGAAAGCGAGGAAATAATGCCTTATCATACAGGACATGGAAAAAAGAAAAAAAATAAAAAAGGTAAAAAACCTAAAATGGGTAAAAAGAAAAGATAATGGTCAAAGTAGCATCTATAACAAACATTATCAAAGGTCTAAAACCTAGACAACAAAAGACTATGAAAGCACACGCTAGACATCATAGCTTAAAACATATGCGATCAATGGCAAGAGCCTTAAAAAAAGGTGCTACTTTTCAAACTGCTCATAATAGAGCCATGAGAAGTGTAGGCAAATGAGTGGATTTACTACTACCGCTACTTTATCAGAAATGATAAATAAAATGCGTTATAGAAAAAGGAGAAAAACAAGTGGCAAAAAGAAAAAGAAGAAACGTACCAAAAGATAAAAAGACAAAGATACCTAAAAAATATCTATCAGGTCTTAAAGGTGCAAAAAGATCATCAAGAGCAAGATTATTAAAATCTATGGCTTCTTTGTATAGATCAGGTGCTACTATTCCTTTATCAATGTTCAAAGCGAGAGTTAAATAATGGCTAGAAGAAAACCTTTATCTCCAAGAGTTGTTGCTACGCTAAGAGCAAAAGCAAAGAACAGAAAAAATATAACTTTAGGCCAATTAAGAAAAGTATATAGACGTGGACAAGGTGCTTGGTTATCATCTGGTTCAAGACCAAGAATACCAATGTCAGCATGGGCTATGGCAAGAGTTAATAGCTTTCTTAGAGGTTCAAGAAAACATGATACAGATTTAAGAAGAAAGAAAAAGAAATGAGTAAGAAGCCCAGAACTACAGGAGAGCATATTGTTGCTTTATATGGGCATATTACAGGATTAAAAAAAGATATTTCAAATTTAAAAACTAACCACATAAAACATCTGCACGAAGATGTAGAAAAAATAGATTCAAAATTTGACAAACTTACTTCATGGATAGTTTATGGAACAGGGGCAGTTGCTATTCTGTTTCTAACCCAATTACTTTACATTTTCTCTAAATAGTTATACAACAACAACTTGTATGAGTCATAAGAAAATTCTAGTAATTTCAGATATGCACATTCCATATCATCACAAAGATTCAATAAAATTTTTAAAAGAAATCAAAAAAGAATTTAAACCAGATACAGTAATTAACATTGGCGATAGTTTAGACTTTCATGCCATCTCTATGCACGATAGCAACCCTGATCTTTTTTCTGCTGGACAAGAATTAGCTGAAGCTAGAAAATATGTAAAAGAATTAGAAGATATATTTCCTATAGTTACAGAAGTAGATAGTAACCATTCTAGTCTAGTTTATAGACGAGCATTGAAGCATGGAATGAGTAAAGAGTTTTTAAGAGATTATGGAGAGTTCTTAGGCACTAAAAAATGGAAATGGGTAGATGATTTAACACTTACAATGTCTAATGGCCAAAGATGTTTCTTTACTCATGGTAGAAGTGCTGACATATTAAAGGTTTCACAAACTATGGGTATGAGTGCAGTACAAGGCCATTATCATACAAAGTTTGTAATATCTTGGTGGGCAAATCCTGATAATCTATTCTTTGGATTAAACGTAGGTTGTTTGATAAACCAAAAGTCTATGGCTTTTGCATATGCTAAAAATTTTAAAACCAGATTTATATTAGGTTGTGGAATTATCTTAAATGGTATCCCTAGACTACTTCCTATGGTTTTAAATCAAAAGGGAGATTGGATAGGTAAAATTGTTTAGATTAAAGCCACAGAGAGCCACAGAGAGTGCTACTAAACGTCAAGTTGGGGGTAGGCACTACACAAACTTTAAAATACAGCCTATCGAGTTTATACGAAAGAATAACCTATCATTTATACAAGGTTGTATAATTAAATATATATGTCGTTATGATAAAAAAAATGGTAAAGAAGACTTAGATAAGATTATACATTATTGTGAATTAGAAAAAGAATTTTTAGGAGATTAAAATGTGGTTGAATTTATTATCAATGGGTGTAAAGACAGCATCTCATATTTATCAAAATAAACAAAAAACAAAACAGTTGATGTCAGATGCTCAGATGCGTCATGCAGAGCAAATGGCGAAAGGCGAGATTGAATATAAAGCGAAAGTTATTGAGAGTAATAATCAAGGTTGGAAAGACGAATTTGTCCTTATTCTCGTATCTGTTCCTATTTTGTTATTGGGTTATTCTGTTTTCTCTGACGACCCTACGATTCGTGATCGAATAGATTTATTTTTCGAGTATTTTAAAAACTTACCTTATTGGTATCAAGCTATTTTTATTGGAGTAGTTTCTGCTATCTATGGCCTTAAAGGTGCAGACATCATGCGTAAGAAATAGTATAGTGTCCAAATGGACAAATTAAAAGTTGATGCAGTAATCACAGATTTAGAATTACAATTAGAAACTCATAACAACCCATATGGTAGTTATGTTAATTTTAGATTCATAGATACTTTTCCATATTTTACAAAAGTAAATGAGATGGTTCACGAAGTTAAAAGCAGAAGTGATGTTGAACTAATTAACTTTGAATATTCTTATACAGGAATCCACGAAGATACAGATATAAAACATTTTGATATTACTAGAAACTAGGGTGGTAAGAGAGAGATAAAACCACCCTAGTATTTTGGGTCAATTCAAAGTGATAGCCATGTTTAATAAAACTATCGTTATTCTTCCCAAAATTCTTTTAACGAGTGGCCAAGTCTCCCTGACCACTCTATCTGATAGCTGATAAATGGAGCAATTAATTCAACTTTCGCTATCAGAATTCTTTAAACCTTTGTACTCAAAGCTAAATCTCTTTTCAACTCTGATTGTTTTAAGCTAACATATTTATCAAGATTGTTATAATGGTATCTAGCTTTTATCAACTGTTCTTCTGCCTCTGCATATTGCTCTACAACCTTTGTATATTCTTCATCAGTTCTAGCTTTATGTTCAGCTTCAATAACAGTTTTGGTATCTAATTTGTATTTAAGAAATAATTTAGAATATGTAGCCTTACGACCCTCATCTAATACAATTACTTTCTTATGCCACTTAGACCATTCAAGTGATGCTTTTTCTAATTCTTCATAAGATTTATTGCTAAGACTCATAATAGTATAACTCCCAATACAAAGCCTACTACAAAACAAATCCATTCTCTACGATAGTGTAACTCTAACACTTTCCAATCATTTTTAGTTTTTCCAAATATCATCATGGGTATAATAACATCTCCTCTGCTTCTTCTTCTAATTGTTTTATTTGTTGTTTCAAGCTATGATTTTCTTTTTCTAAAGCATCAATCTTTTTACTTAATCCTTTATGTTCCATATACATAGCTTGTAGTTCTTCTCTCTTAAAAGCGAGATCACGTTTTAATTGTTCAATC